GCCGGGGTGAGATTAAAGCGCAGTGCCCAGCGATGGGCACAGACGCCGCGATCTACTGGCAAGCTCACATGTCCGTGCACAACCCGTACAAGCTGAGCATCATCCAGCTGATCTTCGCTGACAGAGATTTTTTCGATGACTGCGAGCGCTACATTGCGGCGCTGCACATGGCCCGCCAGGCCGCCTGATCAACCCGCCGGGGCCAAGCGCCCCGGCCCTACTAGGGAGGACCATGACATGCTGAAAGCAGGCGCAGTTAAAACCAAGCGGGGATATGTGCCGCTGATTGTCGGCAGGCATCGCGTCGCCGCTGGCAGCTACGGCATCCAGAAAACTCAGCGCCTGCGCGGGCTGTATCCTGAGCGCCAAGACGCTGTGCAGGCCGCTCAGGCGCATCTAGACCGGGTCGCGACAGGTAAAGCGCGCTGGGCTGCTGCGCTGGAGCGCAGCAAGGCTGACCGCATCAACGCCGCGCAAGAATAAACAACCCGCCGGGGCCAAGCGCCCCGGCACTAACAGAGAGAGGACCATGACCATGACAGTAGGTATTACCCTTTACCACGAACGCGTCAGTTCGGCGCATCAGCCCCCGCTCCACACTGTGTGGGCCAAGGATATGCGCAGCGCGCTAGCGGACGCTGCACGTTATTGCAGATGTCACGAACTTGCGGGCGGCGGCCCTGACGCGACCGTTTATGCCTATGATTGCCTTGGCGGCTTGCGTTTTGAGGCGCGTCGCCGCGGCAATGACTTTTCCATCAAACTGACCTGACTTGGGGGGCTGACCATGATTGACCATTTCGAACGACTCGCCCGGCACCAGCGCGAACAGCGCAAGGCCAAATATCTGGCGGCCTTGGCCGCTGTTTTCGTCGGCGCTTTTGCGCTTGCTGCAGGCGGAGCCATGGCGATTGCATTGCTGTTGACCATTGCGGAGGCAGTAGCGCCATGAGCAGCGACGATAAACAGCTCTGGACATTGTACGGCCAATATCTCGGTCATCGCGTTGTTGAGGCCGTGCAGGACGGTTCCAGGCTGGCTGGCTTGGCCCAGCCCGACAGCACCGCGTCAGGATTCGACGTTTTGATTGACTGCCTGGCGGTCTGGCAATCGGTGAACGAACTGCCCTACTTTGACCTTACGCCGCAGGCCGTCGCTGCAGCGCTGTCAGCGGCTGACGGTATGACTGGCGGCCATGAAGACTGGCTGTGCGACTGGCTGGACGCGTGGGAAACGTGGGAAGACCACCTTGACGCGCAGGCCGATGACGACGCCGACGGCGTCACATCATGGGCACGAGAACATTCCACCATGTTCAGCGCCGCGCAATTTTGATTGGAGACAGACATGAGCAACGAAAAACACACCTTAACGCGCGACCGCCTGGTCGCCCATCTCAGCGCGCCGGACGTATACGACGCGCCCGGTATGGATATGATGTTGCAGCTTGTGCAGTCAATTGAGGGAAAACATATGGACACCGACAAACACACCCAAACGCGCGACCGCCTGGTCGCCTACCTCAGCGCGCCGGACGTATACGACGCGCCCGGTATGGATATGCTGTTGCAGCTCGTCATCACCCAAATACGGGGCTGCCAAGCAGCGCAACGGGAACAGCGTAATTTGCGCCTCCGCCTGATCGATCTCAGGAACCGGGCGTTTTATATCGCCAACCTCGACGCTGACACGGAGCTGGCAAGCCTGGGGGTTCGCGAAGAGGCGAAAGCGATGGTGGCGTCGTTTGATGATCTGTTAGGGATCGATGGTTGGTCTGATCGGCGCTACGCTGAAACTGCGGGGGGCCGTGACGATGCCCTCCGCTGATAAAATTTCTACAGAAAGAAAAGCCGGGAAAATTTCCACTGAAGAGCGCGCTACGCTGCGCCATCTAGTCCGCGAGCAGGCAGACGCCCTCAGGCGGTTGCGGGCAATTGGTGAGATTTATATGGCGGCAGAGCATCAAGCGTTGCAGGAATACCACCTCGCGAGCGAGCGCTTGCGTGCGTATCGAGAGGAACTGGGCAATGGGTAAGCGGATCGACGAATCAGATCTGCGGTTTCGGCGGTTTGATGACCCCGACACGCCGCTGGCGGAGCTGGCCCGGCCAGTCAGCGCTACTGAGGCAAGCCGACGCCACTATATCGCCACGGCCTGCAACAGCAGCTCGTCAACCGGCGATATGCCTGACCACGATCTTGGCCGGTTTCAGGTGGCGATGAAGCGGCGTCGGGAGCCTACGCGATGAGCGCGCAATATTGGGACGCAGTCGTCCGCAACGTCGTCGACGACCTGTCAGCGGCGGGGCCGGGCCAGCGCAACGCTCAGCTAAACACTGGCGCCTTTGCGCTAGGCCGCTGCGCGCACCTACCTGGCGCCGACATTGACGCTGCTTTGCTGCAACTCACGCAGGCGGGCGAGCAGATCGGCCTGCGCCCGCCGGAGATCCGCGCCACTATGGCGTCGGGCTTCCGGCGCGGCACTGATAACCCGCGCGACATTGAAGATGGCTCAATGCCATTTGAGCCGCCCGCGATTGAGCGTTTGATGCGTCGGCTGGCCAAGGCCAAGTTGATCGAGGCCGACGTTGAGGACGTGCAGACCAAGATTGATCGGGCGCAGGCCAAGCTAAAATCCTGCGTGACGATCACGCCGGACACGGCTCAGGCCTGCCGCCCGGCGTTGCTGTATCTTAACGGGCGTGGCATCAGCGCCCGCGCACTTGATGGGCAGGCGGCGTTTTCGCCCAACGTGGCGGGCGGGCCTGCGCTGGTTTTCCCGGCGCGGGGTGCTGACGGTCAGGTGACCGGATTGCAGGCTGTGCTGGTTGATGCTGGTGGTGAGCGCAGAGAGCATAAGGGCGTCCGCAAGTTTAGCCATGGGCGGATTGCAGGATCGACGTTTGAGATCGGGCCGGATGACGCCGCCGACGTTATTTTAACCGAGGGGCCAGAGGATGCCCTGTCGGCTCACATGGCGGCGCCAGCGGCCCGCGTTGTTTGCACGTTTGGCAAGGCTGGCCTGCGGTCCTACACGCCACCGCGCGGCGCGTCGGTCACGGTCTTGGCCGATCCTGATCTGGACGTGTCGAGCGTAGTTGACGCCATTGGCGGTGGCGGGACGGCGTTTCGTGTTGTCAGGTTTGACCGGCTGGACGGCAACTGCACTGACGCCAATGACTATCTGCAAACGCATGGCGTTGAGGCGCTGGCCACGGCCATCGTTGGGGCTGACACGGCGGAGGACGTCAAGGCGGCTGAGGCTGAGGCTAAATACGACTGGCCGACGCCGTGGCAGTTTACGCTCGACGTGCCGCCCCGGCGCTGGTTGTACGGCGATCATTTGGTGCGCGGCTATGTGAGCGTGCTGGCGTCAGCGGGCGGCGTCGGCAAGACGTCGATGCAGATCGTTGAGGCGCTCAGCCTGGCGACAGGACGCGACCTGCTTGGCGAGCCGGTGCATGAGGGGCCAACCAACGTCTGGCTAGTCAACTTGGAAGACCCGATGGAAGAGCTGACCCGGCGTATTGCGGCGGCCTGTCGATACTATGGGATTAAACGCGAGGAGATTGACGGGCGGCTGTTTGTTGACGCTGGTCGCGATCTTCGCATGACGTTTGCTCGGTCGGGCCGCGATGGCGTAACGACTGATGGCGCAATGACCGACTACATGATTTCCAAGATTTCCGAGAACCAGATCGGCGCTGTCTCGATTGATCCGTGGGTTGCGGCGCTGGGCATTAATGAAAACGACAATGCCGAAATGAATCTTGCGGTCGGCGCGGTTCGCGGGGTGGCTGACGCGACTGACTGCGCGATTTCTTTGGTCCACCATATCCGCAAGGCCAACGGCGATCAGGCTGGCGCAGATCACATTCGCGGGGCGTCGTCTTTGCTCGGAGCGGCCCGCGCTGCACGCGCAATCAACAAGATCACGCAGGAGCAGGCCATCGCTGAATTGGGCGTGCCTGAGGATCAGAGTCTGGGCATTTTCCGCGTTGATAACGCCAAGGCTAACTTGACCCTGCCGCCGGACAAGGCGGTCTACCGGCGCATGGTTGGCGTGCAGATGCCCAGCGGGGAATATGTTGGCGTTTGTACGGCGTTCAGCCCACCGGATTTGTTTGACGGCATCACTGCTGGGGATACACTGCGCGTGCAGCGTCTGATCCACAAAGCGGTGCAGGAGGACGTACCTTACCGTAAGTCGTCACGGGCAACGCAGTGGGTTGGACATGCTGTCAGCCAGGCTATCGACGCTGATGTAGCGCCCGCAAAGGTTCGGGCTTTGCTAAAGAGCTGGATCGCCAGCGGCGTATTGGCTGAGGAGCCATACAAGGATGCCCGCAGCGGGCGGGAAACAACCATTATCGTCGTCGGTGAGTGGGTTACTCGCGACGAGGCAGGACTTTAAGAGGACAAAATGACAATACGATCAGACGTGCCGAAAGAAGCAGCGGAATTAATCGATGGGGATCGCAATCACGAATACGGCGATCCGCGCGAGATGCACCAGCGGGCAGCCGACATATTTAACGCCTACCGTGGCGCAGGCGGGCCGCTGACGGCTCACGACGTTGCGATGCTGCTTCTGTCGGTTAAGCTTGCGCGCCTGGGCCACCTGCCTGGGCACCGCGACAGCTACGTTGATATTTGCGGTTATGCTGGCATTGCGTATGAGATCGCAGATGGGTGACGGCCAAGTGATTAAGGACGCCACGCAGTGGCTGAGCGAGGACGGCAGGCCATGCGATGAGCGCGACGTCGAGGCGGTGCTAGTGCGCGATCATCGGGCTGGCCGGTATGTGATCGTTACGGCCTCGCATTTAATGGCGCATGAGCAGGGCGAGGATTTAGACCATGAGATCGCTCAAGAGCTAGAGGATTTAGTCGGTGTTGCGATCAGGCAACTGTCGGACCATCTGGGCGGCATCCTGCCCGTTGCAGAGATCATCAACACCGCCCTGTCGGATCAGATACCTGACGCTGATGGCGGGCCAGATGGGCGAGGACACTGATGCGTAAATATGATGTGCCCCTGCTGGACCGCGAGTATGCTGTCCGCCTGTCTACGCGCACCGGCGCTATTGGCGGGTCGATCAGAGGGCGCGCCGGTCTGGCCGCAGGGACTGTGGGCGAGATTACTGTAGCGCGCGAGATCGGCGGCCAGAAAGCCTACAGCGAACACTATGACCTGACCGGGCCTGGCGGTCTGACTGTCGAGGTTAAGACGCAGGTTATGTACGCACATAATTTGCCGCCGCATCCGCAGAACCCGGTCTACATGTCCAGCCTGTCATGGTCGGCGGCGGGGCGTGCGGAAATGCTTGCGTTTTGTATGACGACGCCTGCGCTGTTGCAGTGTTACGTGCTGGGCTACATGGCGTCCGCCGAGTTTGTGGAGCGCGGGCGCGAGTTTAAGGAGATGATGGGGACAAAAATCAGGCGCCCGGTTTGGGGCGTTACAGTTGGAGAGCTACGGGAGAGCACACATGCCGCTGAAAATTGGAAAGCAGAAGAAGCCAAAACAGAAGATAGGCAGGCCAGCACAGAGCCTGATGCCGATCAAGCACGACCTGCAACCGCCGATACCGGCAGCAGTGTGGGGTCAGCTTGAACCCCTTGATCGTGTCGCTGCTGAGTACACAGCCAAGTGGGGTGATCGCCTGCCAGGTTGCGTCAGCACTGAGATGGCTGGGCGGTTTGAGTCGGCATATGAGGCGCTTCGCGACGCGGTTAGCGCGCATGATGTCCATAAGGTGGCAAAGATTGCGCCGCAGTTGGTGCGGGCGTGGGAGGCGCTAGAGAAAGAGGCGCTGGCCGCTGGACATAGGCCGCTGCCAGACACCGCCTATGCGGTTGAGCTGGGCGATGGGAGTATTTGCGCCTTTACCTGCTACGCCCACGACGCTGCCAAACTCAGGCAGCAACATGACTGGACTGTCTACACCTATGACAACGCAGCCCGGCTGCTGGCCCATGCGTGGGAAGAGACGATCCTGAAAGATGCGTTCAACACGTTCCCGGATGCCAAGGTCGTCGAGGTGCGCGATGGGAAAAAGACGCCGGTTGGCATTATCGAGGACGAAATACCGTTTTAAGGGAGGAAAACATGAAACCATCACCATGGCAAAACAACGGGCGTAAACGTCGGACAGACATAGACCGCAGCGCCAAGCGGGCAAACGGAGAGAGCCTCCATCAGTCAACAGCCAGCACGTACCTGCGCCGTTGCGGCCTGAAAACAGGGTCTCTGTTGCAACATCTGACAGACGAAAAGATTGATTGGCTGGCGCGAAACGTCCCAGCAGGAATGACAGTCGGCGAGTTTTTAGTGACCGCTTTGCTGGATGACGCGATGGCGGAGGACGAGAAATGAGGAAGCTGCGCGTTTTGGATTTGTTTAGCGGCATAGGGGGCTTCAGCCTTGGGCTGGAGCGCACCGGCGGCTTTGAGACTGCCGCATTCTGCGAGTACGAAAAATTTCCGCGCCAAATTCTGGCAAGGCACTGGCCTGATGTGCCGTGTTTCCCTGACGTGCGCGAGCTGAAAGGAGAAGACATTGACGGACCAGTTGACGTTATTTGCGGAGGATACCCATGCCAGCCATTCTCTCAAGCCGGGCAGCGCCGAGGCAAAGAAGATGACCGCCACCTCTGGCCAGAATTTAGTAGGCTCGTGGACGAGTTGCGGCCCACTTGGGTCATTGGAGAAAACGTTGCTGGGCACATCAGCATGGGCCTCGATGACGTGCTTTCTGACCTGGAGGGACAGGGCTACACCGCGCGGACGTTTGTTATTCCAGCTTGCGCCGTCGGTGCCCCGCACCGCAGAGACCGTGTCTGGAGCATCGCCTCGCGCAATGATGCCGACGCCGACAGCATCAGATCACATAGAACGCCAAAGCACGTCATCCGAGGCCGTGAACCCTCTGACCGGCAAGTCAGTCTCTTTGGACCGTTTTGTGAAGTTTTGGCCGGATCAGGAGGTGCAAGCGTCGGGGAGGCCAGCGATGTGGCCGACGCCGACACTGCAGGACGCGAAGAACGCCACGCAACCCCCATCGCAAATGAACCGGGACCACCTGCCTGGCGCATTGATGCGGAAAGGGATTTCTGGCTCACTGAACCCGACGTGGGTCGAGTGGCTAATGGGGTTCCCCGCAGGGTGGACCGACTTAAAGCACTCGGAAACGCCGTAGTGCCACAAATCCCCGAAATGATTGGTCGTGCGATCCTGCAAGCGGAGTATGCAAAATGAGCGCTCAAGCATTGCCAGAGCGCATGTTGTGGGCCAGCGTATTGGAGTCAGCCGTTCGCGACGCCCTGCGCGACAAGCCAACGGACGAACCCGGCTCCAAGCGCAACAGCGTGCAATGGCGGCAGGACAGAGCATATATCAGAACCTCAGCGTTTGCTGAGATTTGCCTGCTGGCGGGCGTAGACCCGCAGTATGCGCGCGATCACATTCTCAATAAAATGGCGTCAATCGAGGGCTAATTTAGCCCTTGCATGTGCGCTGCATGTAGTCTAGGGAGGTAAACATGCAAAACCGAGACCAGAGAGTAACAGTCAACGTCACGCAGGATGATCTGGAGCGCATACGCGCTGCGGCTGAGCGTGCGGGGCTGACCATCAGTGACTTTATCCGCCGCCTTTTGGAGGTCGCCACCTGATGATCTGTGGCATTGATCCGGGTTACAAGACTGGCGCTGTCGCATTCGTTGACGACAACTTCCAAGAGGTCACCGATCTGCCAGTGTACGACAAGGGCGGGGTGGACGTCATTGCATTGATGGACATCCTGACCAGCGTCGAGCGCCTGGATCACGTCTACATCGAGAAAGTGGGGCCGATGCCCAAGCAGGGCGTCACGTCGGTCTGGAACTTTTCACGCGGCGTTGCCCAGATTGAGACGACTGTCGCTCTTAGCCGGACGCCCTACAGCCTAGTGACGCCCAACACATGGAAGCGGGCCATGAACCTGCCGCGAGACAAGGATGCGGCTCGCCGGATGGCGCAGCAGTGGTTCCCGACGCTGGCGTCAGACCTCAAGCGTAAGAAAGATGAGCATCGCGCCGAGGCGCTGCTGATCGCTCTTTACGGGCGAGGCCGGGCATGACCATCGATCTCAATATGTCCAATGAGGACTATCACGCTCTGCCGTCCATATCGTCGAGCGCAGTCAAGACCGTCAGCATTAACGGCCTGGCGCGCTGGAAGTTTGGTCAGCGTAAAAGCAGCACCGCGTTTGACATGGGCACAGCGGCTCACGCCTTGGCCCTAGAGCCAGAGGCAGACCTAGTGCGCCGTGGTCCAGAAACGCGGCGTGGCAATGCGTGGAAAGAAGCCTACGAAGAAGCGCAGAGCGCTGGGGCGCTGCTACTGACTTCTGGCGACTATGATCAGGCCATGGGCATTGCCGACAGCGTTAAGGCGCACCGCGAGGCGTCAAGGCTGCTTTCTGGCAAGCCGATAATTGAGGCGTCCGTCTTTGCTCACGATCCTAGCGTTGGCTTGGATTTGCGTTGCCGCCCTGACGCATGGCGCAGGGACATTGGCTGTGTCGTCGATCTCAAGACGACTATATCAGCATCGCCTGAAGAGTTCGCCAAGTCCGCCATGCGGTTTGGCTATCACATTCAGGAAGCATTCTACCGTCGCGTTATGGCGCTGGCAGGTGAACCAATCGACCGCTTTATCTTTATTGCGGTTGAAAAGGAGCCGCCGTTTGTCACGGCGGTTTACGAACTCGACTCGAACGCCCGCGCAGAAGCGGACGCCGCAGTCGATGATGCGCTGGCGCAGATCGCCAGTGCGCAATCCAGCGGAATCTACCCGACGGGCTGTGAGGACGGCGTAACTGTTCTTGCTCTGCCGTCGTGGGGGTTCCGCTTCAATCGGCAACTTTAGTCTAGGAGACACACATGCCAATTTCATTCTCATCAGGTAACGGCGGCGGCGGTAGCTATCTGCGGGTTAACATGCCTCAGAACCGCTGGACTTACGTCAGCGATGCAGGTCAGGAAGACTTGTCCGATCCCGTCATCGCATTCGACGTTGCGAAAATCCAGCTTGGCTGGCTCGCCATCGACACCGGCTTCCGCGACTGGCAGGCATGGCCCGGCAACACCGAAACGGTTGCGCCTGG